ACTACTCTTAGGACTCTTGAAAAAGATCCTGAGTTGGCTCAACTCATTGAGCAGTTTAATAACACGTATGTTAGGAAAGGTCAAGTCATTCAAAATACCAAGACCCACACTAACCGTCTCATTTCTTGGATTAAACAAAAATTCCAAAAAGAAGCAGACAAACGGAAAACGGAAAAAGGGAAGTCCACGCAAATAAAAAAACTTAATGAGATACTAAAATTCTTTTCACCAGAGAACCGACAATCTCTGGTGAAGATGTTTGATCTACAGAAAGTTATAGTTCTTGCGAAGATGAAACTTATAAATACTTTAAATAAACTCTCAAACGTGGACACATTCCTTAAAACAAAAAGAGGTTATCGTGTTACAGGTCAGGAGGGTTATGTCGCTATAGACAAACTTGGTGGTGATGCAGTGAAAATTGTTGATCGTATGGAGTTCTCCTACGCCAACTTTTCACCAGATATATTAAAGGGATGGGACAAGCCGGGAAGGAATTAAGATGGCAAAACCGTTGTCGTTTAAAGACATGATTAATGCAGAACCTCGTCCAGGCGAGGATGACTCTATTAATTATAAAGTGCAAAAAAGAAAAAGAACGTATGCGGGCAACGAAGAAGTTGAACCCGAAAACGAAGCACTATCCATACAACAACGCATGAAGCGTGGTCGTATGATGAAAAGACTCAAAGCAAAAATAAAAATTGGTCGAGACAAGGCCAAAAGACGCATGGCAAATAAGGATACCTTAGAGAGACGTGCGATGAAAGCAGCACGTAAAGTGATTATCAAAAAATTAACAAAAGGTAAAGATAAAAACGATTTACCTTTCGCACGTAGACAAGAACTTGAAAAACGACTAGATAAACCTGCAGTGAAAAAACGAGTAAAAATGCTTGCAAAAAGAATGTTTAAGGATGTTCGTAAAAAAGAAATAGATCGTAAAAAAAGATGATAGGTTCCTTTAAGAATTTTTTAGTTGAAGAAGAGAAAACGGTCTTCTTTACATGGGGTAGAATGAATCCACCCACTATTGGTCATGAGAAACTATTGACTGTTCTCTCGCGTAAGGCAGGGAACAACCCATATTTCGTGTACCTGTCACAATCCACAGATCCAAAGAAGAATCCATTATCATATAAAGACAAAATAAAAATCGCCCGTAAGATGTTTCCACGTCATGCACGTAGAATCATGTTGGATAACAAGGTAAAGGTTCTATTTGATTTACTTACTAAACTGTATGACATGGGTTACAAAAATGTAACCATGGTTGTCGGTGCAGATCGTATTCAAGAGTTTGATATTTTAATTAAAAAATATAATGGTAAGAAGGGTAGACATGGTTTCTATAACTTTAGAAACATCAACGTAGAATCTGCAGGAGATAGAGATCCAGATGCGGAAGGTGCAACAGGAATGTCTGCATCTAAGATGAGAGCGGCCGCAAGTAAAGGTGACTTCACAAGTTTTAGTCAGGGTTTACCAAAGACATTCTCTAATGCAGATGCAAAGAATTTATTCAACACAGTCCGTAAGGGTATGGGGTTGAAGGAACAAAAAGAATATAAAAATCATATACAATTAAATCCAGTATCAGAAACACGTGAACAATATGTATCAGGTAATCTTTACGATATTGGTGACAAAGTAATAGTAAAAGAATCAGATGAAGTTGGCGAGGTAACTCATCTAGGTGCGAACTATGTAATTGTAGAAAAAGGTGAAACTCAGAAAAGATATTGGTTAGACTCAATAGAGTTACTTGAAAAGACAAAGGTTGCACAAGATCCTGATGTCAAAGATAAGAAGGGTACACAACCTAAAAAATACTTTGCAGGTTTGAAACCGTCAACTAAAAATAAAAGAGACGCACATTTTGCTAAAGGTAAAAAGAAAGCAGACAATGATCCTTCTGCATATAAACCTGCGCCAGGCGATGCAAACGCAAAAACTAAACCATCGAAATATACAAAAGCATTTAAGTCCATGTTTGATGAACAGGACGCAGAAAAACTTGCACGTAAAAGAATTAAAAGAGAAAAAGAAGCAGATAGAATTAGGCATGATCGTATGATGGATCGTGCACGATTACGTGACGTAAGAAAACAGAATAGGGATTCAAAATGAGTTTTAGAAAGTTTTATGACGGACACGAACAGTTGAATGAGGAGACTCCTTATGACCGTAAGCAGAAAGCAATGGTCGTAAATCTGTCTCAAGCATATCGCATGTTTATCTCTGGTATGAGAGATAACAACAAAACACGTATGAATAATGCAAAAAAGAGAATAACAGAAATAGAATCAAAGCTGGGTCTGCCAGCGCCAGGGGGAAGACTATGATAAAATTTAAAAATTATCTAGAGGAGGCAGATAAAGCAGGTAAGTCTCTTGCAGACAAAGCAAAGAAGTCTGGTGTTTCTGTAGGTACGTTACGTAAAGTTTTTAATAGAGGAAAAGCAGCATGGAAAACTGGTCACAGGCCAGGCACAACTCCAGATCAGTGGGGACATGCAAGAGTTAATGCATTCATCGTTAAGAAGAAACGCGGTGGACTTAATCACGATAAGGATCTAGCATAATGAAAAAGATCTCTAAAATATATCGAGAACTAAAAGAGTTTCATGCAAAAGGTATGGAACCTAAGACTCGTAAACCACAAACAAAGAGTTCAACAAAATCTCAACTTGGAGATATTAGTAAACGTGCTGATTCTTTTAAAATTGTTAGAGGTAAAAGAACTACTGCATCAATGAGGAATAGTGCAGGGTTGAAAAAATACGGTGAAGAAAATAAACAGAAGGTAATTACACCTAAGATGCAGAGACGTGCACTTGCAAGTCCTGCTGCAAAGGCAAAACCTAAAAGTCAAGTCACTCTAAAGAAAGCACCTTGGGATAAAAAGAACGAAGCATTTGATTTCAAAGTAAACATAGATGGATTCCCAGAAATGTTTATGTCTGGTAACTCACCGAGTGAAGTAAAAGCAAACTTACGCAAGTTAGTAAAACAACCATCAATGATCAAAGGTGTGGATCGGGTAACAGCACACGATAAGAAAAAACATCATCGTGACAAAATGAAAGAATCTGTAGGTCTTGAAGAAGGTAAAATGAAACAACTTCACATGTATATGGATCAAGGTAAATCTGCTGCATGGATTGCATCAAAAATGAAGTTGGATCTGAAGACTGTAAAAGCATTAATGGGTGAAGGTACTATGGGTGATATGCCAGAAGAGGGTACACCAGAGGCAACACAAAGAGCAAAGAGTATGACGCCAGGACAAGAAGGTGTTATGGACTTTTTAAAGAATGTCGGTAATAAAGTAATGGGCAATAAACCCACTGCAAACCAAACGAGACAAAGAGTTAACACCAATAGAGGTAGTACATCTGGTCAACAAAACAGTCTTGCGAGTCGTATAAACTTTGGAGGCAAATATGGGAACAAGTGAAACATTTAAGAATTTTACTGCAGAACATATAGATGACGTATGTGAGTCATGTGATTTATACGATGACTTAGAATTAGTAGAATCCGAGTATCAGGGTAAGAAGGTTACACTAAACAATCCAACTCGTGGTGGTAGTAAGAAGTTTTATGTTTATGTTAAGAACGAGAAGGGAAATGTTGTAAAGGTATCTTTCGGAGATCCTAACATGGAAATCAAACGAGATGATCCTGCTAGACGGAAATCATTCCGAGCAAGACACAACTGCGACAATCCAGGCCCAAAATGGAAGGCGAGGTACTGGTCATGTTGGCAGTGGAGATCAGGAGCAAAAGTAGATAATTAAGGATTGATAAATGGCGACAAAAGTGAATGAAAATACTGAAGTAGCATTACCACTTCGTAATATAATTAGCATGATCGCGGCGGCATCAATTGCAACATGGGCATACTTTGGTATTGTAGAAAGATTAAACCAGATTGAAACAAACATCACTATGATGCAAGCAGATCTGGAATTTAATACTGAATTTAGAATTAAGTGGCCTCGTGGTGAAATGGGGTCACTACCTGCAGACAGTGAACAATTTATGTTGATAGAACACCTCGCAGGTGAACTTGAGAAACTAACAGAAGAAATAGAAAGTGGTCAAGCACCATTTGACCAACAACAGAAACTAACACTTGAGTTTTATGAAAAGAGAATAAATCAACTTGAAGAAGCACATGAAAAGATACGTAATGATATAATGGACATGGTTCATGAAATGAATGGAATGACTTCTTCAGCAAATAGAGGACATAGTAATCACTAATGGCAGGTACAGTAGAAATGGTATGCATCACACTTTTACTTTATGTAAATGGTGAAGTTGCATCACATGTAGGATACCACAAAATGGTAGACTGCTTGAAACAAAAAAGAATTGCAGAAAAGACACATGAAGGTGATGAACCACATATGTACACGTGTCAGAAAAGACTGGTAGAAGTCGGTAAAGACGCAGATGGTAATGATTATATTGTCCGTCTACTTGATACAGATGAAAACCCAGAAGTTAAAGCGGAGTCCGTTACAGAAAAACTTGGAGGGTAACAATGGTAATTGAAGGCGCAATTGTACTACTAATGTTTTTTGGTAGTCCATTAGAACTAAAAGAATACACAGTAAGAACTGGTTTGAGCGAATGCCTCAAAGCAAAACGTACAATTGAGCGTAACGTGAAGACGCCTGGATCAGACGAATACTCTGGTACAATGAGACTTGCATGTAAGAAATTGGACGTAGAAGTCAATGAAAGAAAAAGTATTATAGGGTTCATAGATGTCGAACCTTCAGAACTAAAACCATTTTAATAAGGTAAAATAATGGCAGAGAACACAGGCAAAAGATTAGATCGTATCGAGGAGAAACTCGATAAGATGGGTGAGGTACTTGTGTCTCTTGCTCGGTTTGAAGAAAAGATGGATAACTATAATGATTATAGGGAAAAGTCTTGGGAACGGATGAACAAGTTTTCATCCAAACTAGATGATATCGAAAAGAAAGTTGATGATAACGCACGTACCGTCAACATTATAAATAAAATCGTATACGCAGCAGTTATCGCTGCTGTTGGGACTTATGTTGCCCATATGTTAGTGTAGGAGAAAACTATGTTTAAGAACATTTTTAGAGAGTGGGCCACTCCAAAACAGGTCTCAGAAGAAAAAAATATGAGTGAAATGTGTTGTAAGAATTGTGGAGATATGTACGGTAAACCCACAAAAGAAAATCGTTCATGTCAATACAATGCTTATAATAAAGAAGGTAAGAATTGGATCAAAAAAGAAAACTATCATGAAGCAATGGATCCTGTAGATAAAAAAGAATTAAAAGGTAAGCATAAGGATCGCAAAGACAAAGACATCGATAATGATGGTGATGTCGATTCTAGTGACAAGTATTTACATAAACGTAGGAAAGCAGTTTCTAAAGCAATGAAAAAAGGTAAAGACAAAGAAGGTGATGTAGAAATGAATCCTAAGTTAGACAAAGGTTCAAAGGAGAATTCATTGGAACAAAAAGAATCTACTATTCGTGAAAAACTCCTTGCAGTGTTAGAAAATAAACAAACCAAAGGTGCAACTCCACCTGAAACTATGGACGATAAGTTGAAGGGTAAAGGCGCCAAGGATATGGTTGACCAACCAAAAGAGATTGAAGACGTTGCAAAGGGTCATGACGATGTATCAAAGGCAGGTAGAGTTACTAAACCTGCAAAACCTCGCAACGGTGGTGACCAAGTTAGATCTGGTGACCAAAGTATTGTCAACAAAGTTGTTGACGCATTAAAAGGAATGAAGTAATGATAAAACCTCCTTCATGGAAAAAGGACGCA